TCTCCATTCTGCTCCAGGACACCAAGGAGTACAAGGAGAGGTTTGCAGGAAATGAACTGCGCATCAAACAGGGTCTGCCCGTTCTGTCTGCTGGGGAGTACTTGGCCACAGAAGCCAGCTACCGGCAGATCATGTCTCAGGCAGGACTGCCTTCGGGGTTCTATGATTCTCCTTCCGACTTCACCGGTTGGATTGCAGGAAATGTCAGCCCTTCGGAAATCCAGCAAAGAGTTGACTTGGCCACTCAGGCTACGGTTTTGGCTAATCCGAATTATAAAAAGGCTCTGAATGCCATGGGCATTGCGGACTCTGAACTGACGGCATACTTCCTCGACCAGAAGAAGGCGCTGCCTTACATTCAGAAGGCCGCTGCTACCGCCCAGATCGGCGCACAGGCGATCAGTCAGGGCCTGGCATTCGACGCTCAGTACGCTGAATCTCTGGCCACTCAAGGTATCACCGGTGACCAGGCAGCACAGGGCTACGCTCAGATTGGTGCTGAGCTGGACAATATGCGTGACCTTGCTGGCCTCTATGGGACCACATGGGACCAGCGTGAATCCGAGAAGGCTGTCTTCGAGGGCAACGCAGGGGCTGTCAATAAGAAGAAGGGGCTGGCATCGCGAGAGCGGGCCAACTTCCAGGGTTCCGCTGGAGCGGCGCGAGGCGCCTTCTCTGGACGAGGTGGAGCTAAATAGTACAAGGCGGGGCCTTCGGGCCCCGCTGTCCAGGCTGCATGAGTATAGGGCTCAGGTAATTGCTCCGGTTCGATTCCGGGTGCGGCTCCCAATTCAGAGATCAACCGGCCCTCTGAATTGTACCTAAGACCGGGATCACATTAACGGCGAGCGACCCTAGCCTCCCCTGGCTAGGTGCTTTGGCGCCACAATTTAGGGAGAACAAATGAACGACGCGTGGGGTTACGAAGGCAACGAGAACCAGCAGGGTGAGCCGGGCAACAACGATGGGCCCAAGGCACTGCGGGATGCGTATGCGGCTCTGAAGGCACAGAATGAGCTCATTCTCCAGAAGCTGGCGGAGACTGAGAAGGAGCGTGCTACTGAGAAGCTGGCCAACGTATTCACCGAACTGGGTGTTCCGGGTGCAGCATCTGTCTACACCGGAGAGCCCGACCCCGAGAAGGCCAAGGCATGGGTTCAGTCCATGCAGGCAGCATTCGGTACTGGTAACACTCAGAGCGGAGCCCAGGGCGACGCTCAGAATCAGGGTCTCGATCCTGAGACCCAGCAGAACTTTCAGCAGATGACCGAAGCAGGCCAGGGTTCTGGCCCCCTTGGCGGCATGGCCGCCTATGAGGCAGCTATCGGCAATGCTGATTCCATTGAGGCCCTCATTGCAGCCAATGCGGCTGCTCGCAATCAGGCATAAGGGCCCTTCCTAAAGGAGTGATCATGGCTAACGCCTTCACCGGCACTGGGGCAATGAGCAATCTTGTCCAGACCTCGTACGACCGCGCGCTTGAGTTCGCTCTCCGTGCACAGCCTATGTTCCGCACGATCGCTGACAAGCGACCGGTTCAGCAGTCGATGCCCGGTTCCTCGGTCGTCTTCAGCCTGTACCAGGACCTTGCCCAGCAGATCACCCCGCTCAATGAGCTGGTCGACCCGGACGCCGTTGCGGCCGGTAACCCGACCACGGTGTCTGTCACTCTCAATGAGTACGGTAACGCCATCCTGGTTTCCAACAAGCTTGACCTGATGTCCTTTACGGACGTTACGGCCGGTCTGGTTAACCAGGTTGCATGGAACCTGATCGACTCGGTTGACCTTCTGGTTCAGAACGTCCTCGCTGCTGGTACGCAGACTCTGCGCTCCAACGGTGCGGGCACCGCGCCTGGCTATGGCTTCGGCACCACGCCGACCAACCCGACCAACCTGACGGACATCGCGTCTACCGATGTCTTTACGTCCGACATGGCTCGGTTCGCCGTTGTCCAGCTTCGGACCAACAAGGTTCACCCGAACAAGGACTCCATGTACACCGCGTACATTCACCCGCAGGTCTCTTACGACCTCCGCCGGGAGACTGGTGCGGCTGCATGGCGTGACCCGCACAACTACAGCGCCGCTGGCAACATCTGGGCTGGTGAGATCGGTGCGTACGAAGGTGCGGCTTACATCGAGACTCCCCGTGTCCAGAACGTCCAGAGCGGTGCTGGCGCTGGCAGCACTCAGACCCGAGTGTTCAACACCTACTTCACCGGTCAGCAGGCTCTCGCTGAGGCTGTTGCTGAGGAGTTCCGGACCGTCCGTGGTCCGGTCGTTGACAAGCTGACCCGCTTCCAGCCTCTCGGCTGGTACGGCGTGGCTGGCTGGTCTCTGTACCGTCCGGAGTCGCTGATCGTGGCTCAGTCCAGCTCTTCGGCTCGCATCGACGCCTAAGCCCAACGGGGGCCCTTCGGGGCCCCCTTTAACCCTGGAGGTTATGAATGTCAGCATGGAACTCTAATGGTCACACTACTCGGGTGGCCACCGGTACTACGGACACCGTTCTCTTTACGGATGACGTCGTTATCTACACCGCCACCTCGGCAAAGGCTGTTGCCATCATGTCTGCTAGCAACGCATCCCTTCAGAAGGGCAAGGTGTTCCGGTTCACCAACACCGGCGCTGGTGCTGTCACCCTGACTCCGGCCTCTGGCCAGATTGATGGCGGAGCTACCAAGGTCATTGCTGCCGGTGGCACTGCCATTAGCTGCCTCACTCTCATCAGTGATGGCACTATGTGGCGCACCATTTCGTACACAACTGGTTCTTAGTTAGGGAGGGGAGCCTCTATGGCTCTGTGGAAATACACTACTCGCGCAGTAGAAGAGGCTCCCTTTGCTTACAATGACCTGATGTTCAGGTATCGCATTCCACGGGGGATCTCGGTCCAGGAGGTTGCGCCATGCCAGTACGAAGAGATTCGATACTACGCATTCACTGATGAACTGGGAGCAGAGAACCTGCCTCAGAACCCTAATCAGGACACAGCCTTCTGGCCCGCCCCCTCGGCGGGCCTTAACTTCTTCCGTGGCGGATATGAACATGAAGTAGATGACGACACCAAGGCGTGTCTTATCAGCTCTGGAGTGGCTGACGAATCCAACTTCACCGAAGTGCTTTAACTCTGACCTGAGGAGGCCTGAAAATGTCCCACGAACTGTACGATCCGGCCAAGCAGCCGTGCGATCCGCTTTACCACACCGACCCGTGTTGCTCCTACTGTGGTCCGGCTGGTAACATCACCCTGATCAACGCCAATGAAAAGGGAATCCTTGAGACTCACCTTTTCGAGACCATCGAAATGCACCGGCAGGCTGAGCTTGGCTCCGACCACGACAGCTACAAGCAGGGCATTTACACCACGAACTCTGTAGGAGATAACGACTAATGCCAGCGCCCAAGTCCGCCCCGAAGGCGGACCTTGTAAAGGACCTCCTGCCTGTCGGAAAGATTGTCAGCCTCGTCTTGGGTGGTCGCACCCTTGAGGGCTACGAAGTTCTCGACAAGGACGACCGATTCGTCATGTTCCGTGGCAGCCTTCAGGTTGCCCCTCAGAAGGAATTCGTTCTGATTCCTTACGAGAAGATCGAAGGGATTGGTCTCGACCGTGAGTGAACGTTGCCCTAACTGCCGACAGTTCCCCAAGGATTGCAGGTGTTCGTGATGGCAGGCAAGCTCAAGAAGGGCCTCAGGTGCTCCTCTGCCTGCCTCACGAAGGACCACCGGACCTTCGGTGAGTGTATGCGCTCAAAGTCCATTAGGCTCACGCCTAACCTCTCTGATACCGGTGCCCAGAAGGCGTGGGACAGGGAGCTGGACAACTACGAAGCCGCGAGGGCCCAGGGCATCGAGCCCGCCGGTACCTCTCAGGCCAAGATTGATGAAGCTCTGAAGATAAGCGACGCCACAGGTGTCGCCTACGCAGCCTAGGAGGAATCATGTCAGCAGAGCAGACAGTCAGGATCGATGGATCAACTCCTCTAACCGTAACTACAAGCGGCACCACTTCCACGAAGCCGAGTGCCCCTGCGAATGCTGATGTGATCTCTGGTGGCGTACAGGTAGACAACTCTGTCACGCCCACAACTATCATCACCATCCCTGCTGGCCGTACCTGGGTTGGCAGCGTCTCGGTATGCGCATCCAATGCGGACACCACGCAGAGCCTGGCAACCAGCAAGGTCGTAACGGCTGGCACTGGGGCAATCCCTGCGGTTGACACGGTGATTGCGCAGGCCATATCCCGTAGAGACTCAGCAGCCACGGTCATGACCCACTACCCCGTTTACGTTACCGCTCCAGGCGGTAACGCTGTAACCCTTCAACTTGTTAACTCCAGGGCTACCACCTACAGCGGTACGGCCTCAGCTAACGGCATTCTGCTCTAGGAGGATAGTTGCCTGAGAATTGGGTAAGGACATCGAGCACAGCTACGGAGCCTGTTTACTCTGTAGCTACGGTCAACCCCGCAATTCGTGGGGTTTATTTGCATAGCCTTGCAGCCATCCCCGGAACGGTGGCATCCAATACGTTCATTACGCTGTTCAACCCAGTTGGCAGCGGAAGGACGCTGAGCTTTGGTACGGTGGCAACCAGCTCTACGAACACATCCCCTTCCACGGAGACCACTCCATTAAGGGGGCATCGCATCTCGGCCGCCCCTACGGGCGGCACTCTGATTTCAGCGGCTAGCATTGCGAGGTTCAATACCACGCAGCCTGACCCGACTGGAATCGTAAGAGTCGGCAACCCTACGGTCACGCTGGGATCAGGACTCTTCAATGTGCCTCCGCTGATTGACAACAGGTCCAGCAATGTGCACAACATTGACATCCCGGCAGGCGCGGGGCCCTTCATCTTCCGCCCCGGTGAGGGCCTTGCCCTCAATGAGGCCGCTGGAGTCACCAGCACGGCATGGAACATCACACTGGTATGGGCTGAGCTCTAAGGAGAAGTAATGGCTGCTACATTCGATCAGATTACACAGCGGGTGAAGCAGCAGCTTCTTGGCTACACCCGAAATCAGGCACAGATTTCTTATCTTACCGCCCCCATGACAGCAACGGACATCAGCTTCATGGCAGATCCGTCTACCGTCAAGAATCTTGGGCGGGGGATTGTTGAGATCGATGATGAGATGATGCTTGTCAAAACCTTTGACATGGGCAGCGGGACCGTCACTCTTTTCGGTGGACTTTCTGGGCGTGGCGCTGAGGGCACCACGCCAGCAACCCATTCAACAGACACTATCGCTGTGGCGGACCCTCGCTATCCTCGCATCCGTATCAAGGAAGCTATCAACCAGGCCATTCAGGGTATCTACCCTGACATCTGGGTGTTCGGTGAGCACGAGTTCCCGTACATTGCGGCTCGCCTTGAATACCCCATCCCGACTGAGGCGGATGATGTGTAC